ATATCTCTTTTCCCCTTTCAACATCCATTTGTAGCCTTATGTAGTCTTACACTTGACAATGCAAGTATTTTCTGAAAAAAAATAAAAATACCATGCCTAAGCAATATAAACGACAAGCAAGGAAACCCGGTTCAGTCCGTGGATTCTGTGATGATATGACAAAAAATAATATAATTAAATCAGCAGCTAAGATTGCAGCCAAACAATCAAATGGGAAAAAAGAAGCTGAGATCCTTATGAAACAAGATCCAGAACTTCGTAAGTCTATTGGTAATTTCCTACGCTATCGTTTGGACATGACTGAACAGGAGTTCCTCAATCAAGTAAACTCCAAGCTATCCACTATGGTAGCAGACTCCCTAAACACACTTCACAACAAACTAGATGAAATACCTCCACAAAATCTAGCCTATGCTGTGGCAGTCCTCATGGATAAATTCCTAACTGTCTCAGGTAGACCATCCAATATCACCGCATCCGCAAATGTAACCCTCGGTTCATCTGATATGTCCCCCGATCAAGTACGCTCCATCCTTAAAGGAGCAACCAAAGAAGTTAAAAAACAACCCACCCAGGCATCCGAAGATAAAGTAGTAGACATCACGCCAGATGACTCCGCTAAATAAACAAATCATAGAACTACGCAAAAAAGGTCTGTCCTTTAACCAAATTGCAAAGAAACTTAAATGTTCCAAATCTACTGTATCCTATGCCCTACGTAAAAAAACACGGGATCTTGCCAAGGAAAGGAATGATAATTATCCAAGAAGTCTTAAAGCAATCATTAATAAAGTATATACCTTCCAAAATCCTAAACCACTTTCCAAACAAACAAAACCTGCCTGGTATCTTAATAAATCAAAAAGACAGACATCCAAAGCAATATCAGATAAAGCCAATCGTTTCCAAAGACCTATGACTTTCAATTATAAAGATGTTCATGCAAAGTATGGTGACACTTTCCCATGCGCGCTTACAGGTAGACCTATAGACTTTCACGATCCAGATACCTATGAATATGACCATAAAACTCCCACAGCTCGTGGTGGGGATAATTCTATGGATAATCTCCAAATTGTATGCCCAGAAGCAAACCGGGCAAAAGGTATGATGACAGATCAAGAGTTCCTCGATCTATGTAAGGAAATTGTTATCCATGCAGGACATCGGATATACAAACCTATGGATAAATAAGATCGTATTCCCGATCTACTAACTCAAACTACATTACCCTACGCCTCGAATCGAGGCCATGCTGTGTGCTATGCAAGGGGGTAGGGGGGCATGAAAGGTATGGGGGCGTGATAGCGTAATACCCCATCATAACCATGGGCAAACAACGCCCCACCAAGGGGGGCAATATTGCAAAAAAAGTTATGCGGGGGGTGATAATAATATAGAAAGAACGCAGGCGCGCAGGCGCGCCCCCGCCCCCCCAGGTGCGTGCAGGCGTGCGTCTATTTATAACGTTGAATGAGGGTTGAACTTCTTGTTAGAAATTGCAAGGGGTGCATGGATAGTGGGATTGCGTGGTTTGACTTGTCAAGATTGCAAGTTTGCGTGTGATTGCGTGGTGGAGCTCCATTGATTGCAAGCTTGGTCTTTCAACTTTGCAATCCACCATGCAAACCTAGATTTGCTTTACATGTGTAAAGCTAAAAAGTGGTTACGGGGGAGGAATGCTTTTTCACATGCTTTTTCCCTGACGTAATGACGTAATGACGTCACATGCTATTCACACCACATAATTTCATGCTACAAGTTTGCAAGGATCACATGGTGGTAAGTTTGCAAGATTGCATGAAACTTTTTTTGCATGGTGCATGGCATCGCTTTGCGATGGCACGCTTGCATGTAGCATGTATACAAGGATGCAAGCCAAACTACAAACAACGTCATTATGTTGCTTTTGTACTTGCAAATACAAGTAATGTGTTTTAGTGTCTTTTATATCAAGCGCAATTGCTTGGTTTTATTAACTCAAAAATTACTATGAAATGAAAATCTCAAAATTACTACAAGACACATTAAACAACGCATTGTTTACACATGCATCGAGTATACTTTCACAACTTAAAAGATCATATGGTACAGAATGTCATGCATGGCTGTTAGAAGAAGCAAAAAATATTTTAGTTATTGCTGAGCAATACGATATCCAAAATGGCACAGAATTTACAATGCTATCGGATAAAATCAAAAAAAATTAATCTCAAAATTATTACTACAAATGATAAATACAAAGTACAATGGATGGACTAATCGCGCTACATGGTTAATTAACCTATGGTACGAACCACACACAACTAGTGATCTTGATTGGATCAAAGAAGAGCTAGAAGAACGTTCTAGTGATTTAGCAAATAGCGATAATGTATGTGATAAGATTCTTTCCGACATGCTTGATTTGCAAGCAATCAATTGGGATGAACTGAAAGAGCATGTTGAAACTGAGGAAACTTGCGAAGCTTCACAAACTACAAACCAATAACTTCACCTACAATGCAATACGAAATATCAATTATTATACTCGCACCATACGCCATCCTTGGCGCTTGGATCGCAATACAAACAATACTTACAAGAAAGAACTAACTATGACATTGAGAGAATTAAAACCATCTAGCTATAGCGCTATCAATGTAACTGTTGAATATCTTGGTAGGAGATATCTTATAACACATTGCAATGATTGGTTTACTGCTGAGCGTGTAGCTTGCGATTACCAAGCTAAATTTCCAGACGCATGTTACTTTACAAGTAGCAAGTATGATTCAACTCACATTGATGGTAAAGCCATTGATTTTCGCAATCACTATGCAAAGGAGAAACTAGCATGAAACACGCATCACAACTCTTTCCAATCGCCTTGCAAGAATTGATTGAGATAGGCGAGAAAGGCATGAAACAACGAGAGCAAAGGGAGCGTGCAAAGCGTGTGGCAAGGCCTCGTGAAACGAGGGCATGCATGCATGGTGCAAGTAAGGAGAAACAACTTAAATTAGAATTACAAACAAGGATATAATTATGAGCGATAAACAAGAAACTTTTACACCTGGACCATGGTCAATTGAAGATTGCACGCCAGGAGAAAGCACGGGGTTGCGTTTTGCAATCAACTCCAAGGATAACGTCATTGCACGCACCACGGACGGGTGGAAAGAAGCACAAGCAAACGCCCGCCTAATTGCAGCAGCGCCGGAGTTGCTAGAGCAATGCAAACTCTTTGAGAAATTGCTTAGTACATTAATCATGGAAGGCCATAGTGGCGCGGATCTCGAAAGAGATAACTTGCGAGCAATCCTGGACAGAGTGGAAGGAGAAAGAGAATGAAAGTATTACAAGATCCATTAGGAGGCTGGTGCGTTGCAAATCATATTAACGGGTCAACCTGGTCAATTATCAAAGGCAAGTTTGATACAATGAGAAGCGCGCAAGCTTGGTTAAATCAATACAAACAAACAGAAAGATTATACAAATGAGAATAGCAGCACACAAGCAAGCACCCAAGCTTACAAGCTTTGAGGTATTCGCATACAAGCAAATCAAAGGCCAGCGTGCCTGTATGAAGGTTTTGGAAGTGGAAGCGAGAACTGCGCAGGATGCAGGAAAGACCGGGCAATCCTTTAGCAAGATGATGAGCTATGAATATTCACATGTAAGGGAGGTAAGGTAATGAGCAAGCTAACACTAATAGGAGAAAACGAGAATGGCGTTCCCTTTGCATCTCGCATTATAAAGAAGGGCGAGAAGTATGGTAGAAACTTTTGCTTGGTACATGATGGAGAAGATCCCTTGGTAGAATTTTGGGATCTCAGGCATGAGCATGACTTAATTGCACCCAATGATGAAACTAAAGGGCAATTTGTATCAAGGTATTACATCAAGACATTAAAAGGAGAATGCGATTATACGCATGGCGAACCTGCAACTGAAAGAGGTGTCAACCTTGATGGTGGCGTAGATGATTGGTTTGTAGATGCAGTGCAAGTAAGAAAGGCAATCGCATGAGCAAACAAGACAACAATGACCTGCTACCCAAGCTCGCACTTGGCATGGCGCTCTTCATAGCGATGAAATTCGTGCCGAAAGTGCTTGCATGGTGGGCTAAGAGAAACAAGAAACAAATCAACTAAAAATATACTATGAAACAATACTACATGGAAACAGTAACAACAAGTTACAGAGACAATATGGAATGCACAATTTACGGACACTATGCAAATGAGAATGAATTTCCTCAAGATCACGGAAGAGAAATAGCGCAATCAATATTGGATAAAGATAAATTTACCAAAGAAGTAGAAACCCGGATGTACAAGCAAGTTGAAGGTGATGACAACCTTGACGAACTGATAGATACTTGGGGTAACACTTTTTGCAGGGAAGGAGTACCAGCATGATTCACATAAATAAATTAAAACTGAATGACTTTGCAGAAGTTGCAACGCACTCAAGATGCCGGGCATTTGCATTTGAGAGCAGTTTTTGCTGGTTTGAATACCATGAAAAGTTTTCAAGCAATGAGAAACATCCAGAGTTAAAGCTTGAAGGTGACAACATCCAGGGAACTTTTCATTTTGTTGATGATAAAAGTATTTCGGATCTTTGGTTAGTTCTTACTGATTTCCAAGAAAGAGGTATTGAGTTTTACACCTTCTGGAGAGAAGCTCAAAACAAGATTGGAGAAAAAGATGAAACATTCACCACAACTGAATGGATTGTGTGGACACCTAACGAGAAATTTAAGTAATCGTGATTATACGAATACCATAATCAGATTATCAGATAAAATACATCTTTACCCTATAGCTTAACGAGAAAGCGTTTTGATTGTGCCACATGAGTATTTACCCTCATAATCAATCAAAACGCTTTTTAGATGCCTTCTTGGGCTTCATATGGTATCATATGTAACATTATGTAGTCTGCTCTTAGTCTAAAATGGTTTCTTATCATGTAATCTTGTTTCAACTCGTGTTGAGAAACGCCCGGTTGGCTTGGTAAAGGTTAGCTTAGTTGCACGCACCTCTCCATTTCTGTTCTTAGCAACATTGCAAATAATATCATCATTGGTTGGATCTACTTCCTTTTCTCGATGCATGAGAAGCACACAATCTGCATCTTGCTCTATACTTCCTGACTCACGCAGATCTGATAGCATGGGATTGCGGTTAGCACTTTCTAAGGCACGATTTAATTGCGAGAGTGCAAGCACAGGAACTTCATATTCCATTGCCATACTTTTTAACTGTCGTGAGATTGCGCTAACCTCTTGCACTCGTGAGTCATGCCCAGGTGAAGAGAGTAGTTGCAAGTAATCGACCACGATTAAACCAAGCTCACCTTCCAATCTCTGCTTGGCAATGAATGCCTCAATACTTTGCATGGTGGCTTGGTTATCATCTTTGAATGTAATAGGCCAACCTTGCATTGCTTGCACTTGAGTCTCTAGTTTTTGCTTATGACCTGCATTGAGAAACCCCTTGCCTGTAGGTTTGCGTACACCACTTGCATTGGATAAAAGTCTACCAGCACATTCTGATGATGACATTTCTAAGCTTGCATAGCTTGCCCTTAAACCACGCTTTGCAGTCTCGTATGTCATTTGTATTGCTAATGCACTCTTTCCTACTCCTGGGCGTGCTGCAAGGACGTACAAGCTACCTTTCTTGAAACCACCGCCAAGAATAGCATCTAACTTTTCCAATCCTGTTGGGATTGCTTGCGTGCCACCTGCATCCACTTCGAGAAATTCTGCAAATGCTTCTTTGCTTGCTGCTCCACATGCAACCACACCCTTTCTTTGAGAAAGTGATTTTGCAATGGTGTTCACAAATGTCTGAGAAATCTCTTCTGCTGGTTTACTTGCTTTTAAATCATCGTTGGCTTGCCATAAGGCACGCTCCACGGATCTCGTGTTACGATGGTTTATTAAATATTCAATGTATCTTTCTATGCCACCACCACCAAACTTCTCGCTCAAAAAGATTACTTCTTGTTTTAGCTCTGGATGTTCTATGATTACATCAATCTCATTGGCAGGTGATAAACGTAAACACG